AATCTTTAACTTTATATAAGCCCCGACTCTCTCATTCTCATTTATAAATTTATTATAAGCGCTGATAGCGTCAAACATATGTCGGCAAGTAAAAAACTTTGCTGATAAATTCGCAGTGAATTTTCCATAATCTCGACCATAACAAAAGTTACGATGTCCTTTTTCATAACCAAGTTCTAATTTATAAATCTCGTCTCGGTGTTTAGTCCAAGTAATATTATTCATAAATTGAAAACTATCATACATATTATTTATAGTTTTTATTTGTTTGTTATTAATCATTTTCTTAAATCTCCTATTGATTAAATTTAATTTCCCATAATATCGCATAGTTTACCAAAAAAGAAAAGCCCCGCAAAAAATACGGGGCTTTATAAGGGTTTGCAGTTAAGCAGCTCTCAAGTTTTTATTTAAGCAGCTCTCAAGTTTTTTAACACGTTTCTAATTGTTCAATG